CCTACACTGTCGTTGTTGGCAATGTACACTTCACCCGTGCCACCAGTAGACCCAATACTCCCCACAACTGCGTTATCTTTGGCCATCTCAACAACTGCGCCATCCGTTGTCTTACGGTTAAATGTAGCAACAACATCAGCACGTTTACCGTGGATTAAACCATCTGCACGAATACCCGCACCATCATTGTTAGTGTTAGCCGAAATCATGCCCACCAGCAAGTTACCGCTGCTGTCGATTACAACTGCATCAGCATTATAAGTGCCTGAACTTTCACGAACACCTAAGCGAAGTTCACCTTTTTCAGCCGAAATGTCAGATGCTACACCTCGAATACTAGCATACTGAGTGTTCTGAGAACCGCCATCAAGACCACTGAAATTGATAATACCAACTAGATCACCGTTTGCGGCTGAAGCACTTTCATGTTTCAGGTCAAGTTGTGCACCAGTAGAACCCCCATTTGTGGACACTAATTCAACAAGATCACCAGAGCCTTTAACACGGAACTTACGACCATTGTTTGAGGTATCGCCAATAATAACATTCCCATCCACAGTCAGCCCATCGCTGGTGATAGTCGATTGTACATCCAAAGCACCCGTCATGGTATCGCCAGTGATCCTGACAAAGCCAGTTGCGGTATCTAAGGCATTCTTAAGTTCACTAAAGACTATCTTCTTAGTTTCTGTAGCTGATGTATCTACAATAGCTATTGCATCATCGTCAGCTACGTTAGCCCCAGTAAGGGCTGTTAATTCTGAGATCTTTTGATCTGCCATTTGTTTTCCCTTACCTTAACTCTGCCCATCTTTGGGGGCTAAAACCACCAGATATTATTCTAAGTCGGTAGTAATTATTGCTAGGCACTATACCCCCAATTTGAGAGTGTCCATCATGGTCTTTAGCGCCACCTACAGTCACAAAACTGCTAAAATTGTCTGTTGAAACTTCAAAGTGTGTAGATCCACCACCACTAGGTCCACCAAGCACTTGAACACTAATTGGTCTACCTGTGTTATTTTGATATATGGTGCCAACAGATCTACTGGATAATACATCTTGCCACGTTTGACCGACACCCAAAGCATAGTCACCTACAACCTCAGTTGCTGATGCAGCTACCTTAGCTGGTGACACAAGGCTTTCAACTGTACCTGTACCAGTTTCCCATGTACCTGTAGCCTGACCTCCCAGTATGCCACTAAATGTGCCAGAGGTATTTACTACCTGAGTGTCCTCTATGATACGAAACCTATCATTTGTCTGATCTAAGAGAGCTACAGGTATCCAAGCATCATTACCATTTGCTCTTATGTACAAGATAAAAGCATCAGTATCATACCACCACATATTAGCAAAGGTAGTGCTAGGAGCAGATGATCCTGAGTTGTTTGTAGCTATAGCTGACAAGACGTTATTAATGTCGGTTCTAGCATTAGCTGCTGTTTGGTTAGCTATGTTGTAGTCATGTTGTGCCATATTAGTATTCCACTATCCCTTCCAAGACGCTTATGCTTGGTGATACGTTATTGCTGGTACTGTCGAGTTCAGCTTTGAATTTAAATGCTCTGCCTGTGAGTTCACCAGCAGCTACAACCCAAGATCCCCAAGTAGGAGAACCAGCAGGGTCATCATTAGTTGCAGCTACATAAATAGTTGTACTGAAGTCACCATAGGGCTGATCTTCATCTGACCAATCATCCCAGTTGTTAGGCCAAGTATTCCAGTTGTTAGGTATGTCATCCCAATTAACTAATCCCCCAGAAGCATTAGCATGATGCCTAGTAGATGATAAGTTAGTTGATACCCTTANAGTTCTAGTTGAGCCTGTGTCTAAATAACCTGTAAACTCATATGTACCTGTAGAGGGTGCAGAAGCAAAGCTAGACAGTCTTAATTCATCAGGGTCTGGGCCTGTAGCCACAGCTACGTTAGTCTTACTACCAGCGAAACTTGGGTTCTCAGTGTCAGTCTGTGATGTACCTAATTCAGGTAACTCAGATGGTAGAACAACAACAGAGGCTACATTACCCGCATTACCTGATTTATCATACGGTTCAATAAAGAAAGTTCCTGAGATGGCTGGGTAGGCTACTGATGTCGCTGGTCTAGCAATTTTATTAATTATTACTTGAGATGAATTATCTGTAAATGTAGCTGTAGTTGATGAGCTATGATGTAGCTTATAATACGACAGATCCAAATCAGTAGAAGCTGTCCAGCTAAAGAATAAAGTACCACCAGATAATTGCTTTTCAAATGTAGATGGAGCAGATGGCCCAACCTCATCGGGGTCTATTGAGTGATTCGGGATAGTTTTAAAGCCTCCCTTAATACCAAAAGCATTGATGGCCCTAGCTCTAACGTCATATCTTATTCCCGTAGGACTACCAGCTAAAGGTGTATCAACATTTAATATCTCAAACCTACCTAAATCACCTGTGCCTAGAATACTGTAATTAGTATCTGTAGACTTCTTAAACTCTACCTCGACGTAATCTACCCTTTCTGAGGCAGTAGATGACACATCCACCACAAGTGTAGTAGATATACTTTCATTCACGATCTTATAAGCTTGACTCAGTTCGACATCTACCTCTGGTACATCAAATGGTGATGGTAAGGTTGTATTATCACTCTCATATACTGCACCGTCAGATACCTCATCAAAGACAGATTCACTGATCTCTCTAAGGGACATATTAACTAGGATGTCATAATCACCTTGTACACCAAAGTCCCAAGAGACAACCTCAAACTCTTTTATATCTTCATTAGTCCACCCAAATCTTGTGTTACTAAGCCTAACAACATCCCCCACTTGAACTTGAAACGCCCTCATTCCAAAAGCAGCTTGTACAGTAAGTTGTTGTCTATTACGCTCTAGTACTATACGAGCGATACGTCTAGCTTCAGTAGTATTATCTGTAAAAGGTAGACTTAGATCAATAACACTTTCTTGACCACCATCAGCAACTAATAGGGCATCATAGGTAGCTGAATTAAGGATAGGTACTTGAGGAAAGTCAGATGGTTGATAGTCACTCTCTGGGCCTCTGAATGTACCTTTGACTACATTGAAGTTATCTCTTCTTGAGTGTCTAGTACCAACTGATATACCTGATCTTAAGTCATCCTCATTAAGATCTAACACTGGGTCTGTGTAGTAAGCTGGCTTCATTCTCCACTTACCCTGAGCGTACCACAGAAGACCGCCCATAGCTGTAGATAGGTTCTGTATAGCATCGTAAGGTGTAGTATTAGTAGTGAATGCACCATTAAGAGAGAACCTAGTACCACCTGACAGAACAGGATAGTTTAGATGGTCACAGACATTAGCTGCTATAGTAACAAGATCATCATCTACACTCTCAATATCCTCACTGATACCATAGTTATAGATAGTTGTATTCGTACCCTCTTTACCTGACGTAATGTAATCTCTTAAGCACAGAGCAGGATTGTCAGACCAAGTTGTAGAACTTGTACGAGGGTCGTATACTTTCTTACCTTTAATTACCGCTGTAACTTCAGGGGGTCCATTAGGAAATGCATCAGCATCAAACTCTAACATAACATAAAGATAAGCTGTAGATAATAGTTTACAGTCTGTTGTCCATTGTGAAGGGGGAGAAACGCCACCTAAATCGGAAGAGGTAACAGCAGACTGTGTAGTTGTACCTAGCTTCTTAACTATCTTAACCTTACCAACATACTTAGCTGGTGCTGTAACGTCATTACCACTCAGAGTAAGAACTTCATCATTAAAATAAATAGTCTCAAACTCTTCTACTTCATGCCCAGCGAAAGCTAACACACTGTGTAAGTATTTATTGTTGTCTGTAGTACCTTGGAAAACTACACCGCTGGCTACTCTAGTCTTACCGTAGATAACCTGATGCGGTAATGCTGACCCTCTTTGAGTTAATAAATACCCCTGATCTCCACCTCTTAACTCAGGTTGTGGCATCAAGGCTTTAGTTAAAGCGGAGGTTCCAAGAGTAAGTGCATAAGCCTTTCCAGCGGCAGTTCCCGCAGCGGCAACATTACCCCCTGTTCCAACAAATACAACAGCAAAAGTAACTGCCGCTGTAATAGCAGCACCAAGATTAGAGTTCTCGTCTAATAAGTCAATATCTAAACCGAATAAACCCATTAGCTTCCAGAACTCCTACCCCAAGCAAGTTTCTGATCTTGCATACTAGCTACAAAATCAAACCCAGCATCTGTACTTGCACCAGCTATGTTTCTAGACCTTTGATACTCAGCAGTATACCTAGCCACTCTAGCTCTTTCTAAGTCAATCAATTTATTCTCAACACTAACTTGAATAGTACCTGTCTGTGCATCTTCAATAATATTCATCTGATCCATGTAGCCAGTAAATATTTCAGTCAGACCAGTTGATCTATCCTCCAACTCAATACGTGAGCCATCCTCTAATAAGATAAAGTTAGTGCTTTCTTTCTGTAGACTACCCTTAGCGAACATACCAAAGTATATCTTACAGGTTCTACCTTGATAGGGAGTGCTAAGGGCTAAAGCTAATACCTCAGAGGGTAAGCCTGTAATAGTAATATCTGCACCTCTAGCAGCAGTCTCTGTAGTTTCCTCAACAGAAGATATTCCTAAGAGAGTGCCAGCACCCGCCCAAGAAACCCCTTCAAAGGTAAGAGTACCTACGCCAGTCCATAGACGTAAGACATTATCGCTATCAAAGTTCATCTCAACAGCAAAGAAGGGGTAGATTACATTATCCTCTAATGCATCAATTATTGTGTCAGGTAAAACTCTCGACATTACTGTAAAGCCTCTATAGCGTCAAAGGATATACCGTAGAAACTAGCATTGTCTATCGACCAAGAAGTAGTACTCTGCCCAAGTCTAAAGACCCCTTTAGGGCTACTGTAGATTACAGTCTCGCCTGAGTATGTACTTCTTAAGTCAGGCCAGATCTCTAAATCACCACTACCACTTTGNTCTACTAATACTTGATGTAGNCTNGCAGCAGAGCCTGTACCTAACTGAATGTAATCACCAGCTAATAGAGTACCTGTCATAGTAACTGAAACTGTGCTATCCCCTGCTGTACCTGACAAAGTAGGTGTACCACTTACTGTACCTCTAGGTGTAGCATAGTCAGGATCACCCAGCAGAAATGTGCCTACAGAACCCTTAAGGGCTACCAACATAGCTTTCCAGTCAGCAGCTAGATCCCTACGCACTGAGGGAATACTGACTGAAGCAGACCAGATTTGACCCTGATGGGAAATAACCTGTTGCTTATATGTAAATGGAGACTGAGAGACAGCTACAGCATTTACAGCACGTAGTTCAATACTCTCTATGCCAATAGTTGTAGGTGTATTAAGAGGGTAACTTATAGCCATGATTTATCCAAATGCTGATTTCATTGCACCACCTCTACGTCTTTGGTTCATAACTGCACCTACGGACTGATTGATGATAGCTGGTGAGGCTTGTGCTATTGTCTGAGTAATAAGTCTCTTAGTATCGTCTGATGTATTGGCTGAGATATTGAATACTTGGTTTACTACTGTACCGCCAGCACCCTGACCTTTAGTGTGGTCTACTACAGTCTCTCTAGGGTGCAGCATAGCCATAAAGCCACCCTTACCGTCTAAGCCACCTGATCTTGGACCTGAGCCTGTGTATCCACCACCATCATAATTACCAAACACCCCTGTCGGTCTTCTAGGTGGTGCTACAGTACCCTTAGTACCAGCAGCAGAGGCAGGAGCAAAGCCACCTGTAATGGCACCAGCAATAGATTGTACTAACTGTTCAACAACAAGTATTCTATAAAGCTGTTGTATGATGTCAGCAGCCATAGATCTGAAGGCATCTTTAGCTGATGTAGTTCCATCTACTAGACCCATAAAGAAATCACCAAAGGCTCCAGAGACACTATCAGCTATAGCTACTTGTTGTTTCTGTGCGTCAGTTAATTCTCTGGTGAGGTCTATAGCTTTTTGTAGGGCCTTATTCTTCTTTTCTGGGTATATAATAGTTTCACCACCCATACCCATTAATGCAACATCTATATCACTTGGAATAATAGAACCTCGACCACCACCAGCACCACGGCCTTTAGTTAACTCAGTCCTCTTGTGAATTATTGTAGTAAGTTCGCCACTTATGCCAGCCATAATAGCTAGCTCTTGTTCAGCCATTAAACGACCTTTATCAGCAGCAGCTAAGGACTCATTTCTAAGTTTGTTTTGGTTTTCTATGGCAGCGACTTTTTGCTCTTCCATTTGAAGTAAAGCATCTTCTGCCGCTTTAAGGCCCTCAGCAGTACCCGCAATGTCATTATAAAACGCTAATTCTCTCTCTTTAAAATCAAGAGCGTTTTTGTACCCTTTGAGTAGATCTTCTTGCTCTGCTATTTGATCTCCAAGCGCATCTAATTGTTGTTCAGCACCTTGTATTTGTAGCTTGAGAATACCTTGTAAGGCGGCATTGGTTTCCTTATTAAGCTGCTTTTGAATATTATCTATTTTATTTATAGTTTGTATTATTTGAGACTCTAGTTTAATAATGTTATCTAATATTATCTTTTCAGTGAGGGTTGCAATTCCAGTTGCTAAAAGAGAAATCTCATCTCTAGCCGCCTTAGTCTCTTTCTTAAGTTTATCCATTGCCTCTTGTAAGACATCAATAGATTTACGTGTCTTTTCAGTGTTTTCTTTACTTCTTAGCCATGCCGCACCAAAAGCTGTAACTAGGGGAATAATAATACCAAGGCTTGCTGACAATCCGATAGCAGCAGCAGTTGTTATTCCAAGCTGTCTAGCTACAAGAGGTAAGACACCAACTAACTGAGATGCCTGTTGACCGAAAGCTACAAAGACATTGGTTCCAGATTGAACTTGTACTATAAAGTCACTTACTTGATAACCAGCTTGTTGAGTAACAACACCCATTCTATTACTAGCTTTAGTAGCTGCCATTTGCGTTTGCTGAAAGGCTTTAGTAGAAGCAGTGGCTCTCTTTATAGCATTGTCCACTTGCTGAATACCTTTAGAGTATTGCTGTGCAGTTATTTTACCCTTATTAAATGCCCTATCAAGTTTACCGTAACCCTTTTCTAACCTAGCTACACGATCAATACCTTTTAATACTGAAGTGTCGTCTACTTCAATACTTACGTTAATATCCGCTAAGTCAGCCATTCATTGTACCCATAAAGACTACATCAACACGTTTTATTGCTTCTATCTCCCAAGAAGACAATGGTGTATCTGTAAGCTCCTTCCATGTTTTTATTTCTTGATAACTTATAGGGTTTGGTCCTGAGAAACCCATCGTTCTACTTGCGTTTAATACAATAAAGGCAGACCAAACATGAGACATAAGCAATGGGAAGTCGGGGCCATCTAATGCTTTTGGTCTGTGTCCAGTCTGCCTTTCTACTTGTTCTAAGTGTTCACGTTCTGATGTGCCTGACTTGTCTGGTCTACTTATAGAGAACTCATGCTCTGCGTAGTCAACCAGTTCTTCAATCAGGCCTTCGTAAAATCCAGAGAGTTAGCTACTGCTTCCTCAATCTGATCTCTTATCCAGAATACTTCAGCGTAAATCTCTTTGGCCTTAGCGACAGAGAACTTAGGTTTAGAACCACCATAAGTAATCTTCCATCCTTTAGTAGTTTTAGCAAGTAAGTCTAAGGTAGCGTCCTCTAGGTCTTCTGCTGTAATCTCTACCTTTTTCTTATTCTGTGCTTGCTTCAGACGTTTGTTGGTTTGCTCATGCATAGCAGCCTTATACTCTTTGGAGTGTGGTGCATATACAGTGATAACCATTGGTGTATCGTCATCATTATTCAAGACATCAAAGTTAGTAGGATGTACAATAGTGACATCTACAGTGTCGCTGGTCGGGGTTAAATTCTTTAAGTCCATGTCAAGTTTCCTTATTGTCGGGGTTAAAAGTTGTCGGGTTAGTAATTTGTAGTAGCACCGCTACGCAGTGAAACTAAAGGGGAAGCATCAGACCCGACACCAATGCCTCCCCACCCTAGCTAGGGAACCTATGCAGAGCGAGTAATAACTAAGTTACTTGCATCTGTTGTGTTGTAGAGTGCTACAAATGACATAGAGATAACACGGCTAGTTGGGCCATCTACACCTACGTCTGCACTATTGATCTTAGCCCGTGGAAATGCGAACTTGATAGTATTACTACCATCACCCACAGTTACCTCAAGCTCAGTCTCAGTCTCATTCAAGAAGCGGTTGATTAAAGCTGCATCCTCAAAGTAAGCTGATAGAGTACCTTCAACTTCTGCACGACCAAATTCCAACTGTGGTGCAGTGTCACTACCAATTACGAAGGTAGGTGCGAAGGAGTTAGTTAGAGTAAAGTCCATACCAGTTACGATAGCTGATGTGGAGGGTGTACCATTGACGTTACCGATAGCTAATGTACCTGAGTAAGCATCGAATGGAGCAGACCCTGAGTTTGCAACTATGGGCGTTTCCTGTGCATCACTAATGGTCATATTCTTACCAACCATACCGTAGGTAGCTGTTACCATCTGGTTAGGAGCAAGAGAGATACCCATAGTAGAAACTGTCATACCTGTGAACATACGTGCTTGGTCGATATCAACAGCATAGTCTTCGACAGAGAAGAACTTAGGTGCTGTACCAACCTTAAGGACGTTAGCTGACCAAGTAGACAACATAGCTGATTCTAAGAATGCATCATAGTCAGCATCACGTAAGTCAGCAACAATATCACCAGCAGCTTGACGGTTACCGTGACGGTCATGTCTAGGCATACGGTCAGCTTGAATGTCAGTACCAGCTACACGATCTTTAGTTAAGTTCAAAGAGTGTGTACTAAATGGTAAGTTTATGAAGTCAGTAGAGGGGGTCGTACCAAATGTGGTCTCCACAACGTACGATAGACTGGAACGAGAACCTTGTGCGAAGGCCATGTTGTATTCTCCTAATTTTTATAGACGTACCATCCGATATTAATCGGAACGTAGTACCAAGGCGCATCTAAGAAACCTTGCTGTCTTTCAGCGTAATCTATAGATACAGTTATTGTTTCATCCCCAGTGTAGGAGATTTTAGTGGTTGCTTCAAAAGCCTCTAGGATAGTGTTAGCTAAGGCATCAGCAGCGGC